CTGTTTTTGTAGGCGTCAAGAATATATTCTTCTCCGATATTTGTCAGGACTTCAGCCATAGATTAGTTTCACCTTTCCTTGCTTTTATGTGTTTTCTCCAGTCCGGATTTCTACTTCGTGAGTCCCACTTTCGTTCGAATCAACTAAGATAAGACTCCATCTACCATCTGGAAGACGACGATTCTCCTCTATCGAAGACTTTGAAGAACGAGACGTATTCCCCTGAGACGCATTATTTTCTTTATCCCTGCCAATCTGGTAGCCTCCAGGATCAGTCATCGTCGCTGCTTGAACAGCCCCCGAAGCATCAGTCCCAGAGTCATTTTCCACAGGTCCTTCCGCGTCAGTAATCGCCGCGTCGCTTTCAGTAGTGTGACGGACCACAGTATTCTCCAGATTTCTTTCCGGCGGAGTGAAAAAATCATCTGCCGAAAAATTTGTGTTTGAAGGATCAACAGCCATCGCCATTACTTCGGCATCGGTCGAGGTCGAAGGCAAAGTGGAAAACGTCAAATTCTGGATACTGAGCTCTTCATCCATCCGTCCTTCAGAATGTTTAACTGCTCCGACGACCTCATAAGTATTATCGCTGGTGTTCGAAACTTCCACTTCCATCGTATGGCTCTTAACTTTCAAGTTAACAGGGAAATTCCCGACGTACTGCGTGGCCATACTTCCGACCTCCAGCTCCAAACCACTGTTACCAGAGGCCTGATATACTTCTCCGAAGATTCTTTGAGAACCTTTACCTGGGCCTTTACCAGCTCCCTTCAGTTCGTTAAACTGTGGTCGTTTCCTACTTCTAGACGTGTCAGTATAAGTTTCGATTAACTGAGCCGGACCTTTATCATACCAGTTCCAGAGGAAAGAAATTCTTTTCCAGATATCAGCTGGTTTCTCCCAGGTGATAAGATACTCGTCGACCACTGTTCCAGCCTGGAGCATCATAAGATAGGCCTGTTCGACTCCTGTCTCGTTCGTCATAACCCACATAACTCCGTCCGCGTCCCTGTCCACGTCCGACTTGAAGGGTCAAAGTTCTCCAGGTCCGGTTCACCGAATCCTCCGGCCACCACATCACCTTCCTGGATAGGTCCGTTCACCTGGAAAGCCATCGAAGGAAGAAGGTCCAGTCCTATCGGATACGTCGCCCTTTGAGCTGTCCGAGCGATAAGTGACTCGTCGCTTCCAGGCTTTAGAGTTCTTCCGAAGAAATTATCCTCATAACGTGAGTCCGTCCCATACATTAACTGGATACGGGTATCGCCTGAAAACACTTCCAGTCTCTCAGGGCTGAAATCATTTTCTCCAGGAGCCTTCACCACAGTTCTTAAACCGTTCGCGATAAGCCTCCCGAAGTTATCAGTGGACCTCTGGAAAAGGTCAAGCTGGTCTTCCTGAGCTCCACCTCCAGAGGATTCGTCAGTTCCAGCCATTTTATACGGAGGCCCTTTGAATCACGACTATGATATAACCACTCGTCGGATCGGCCGCTGGGTCCAGAGAAACCCCGAACTTTGAGCCGTGCTCGTCACCTGAATAAGCTGAAGTCCCTGAGTCATCTCCAGGACTGGCTCCGGCTTCCGCTGAAACAGTTTTATCCGTGTCGAAGATATCCACAGGGTTTTCGAAGGCCTCGTCGAACATATGAGTTTGTTTAATGTTCCAGTTCACGTCCTGATCCAAGGCGTTAATGACGTGGACATAATAACGGTGTTCCTCTCCATCGAAAGCAAGATCATAACTTTCCTGATCTTCGTTCGCCTTCCCTGACGGAGCCTCACCGACTTCATCCTTCGGAACTATTACTTCAGATCCGTCCAGGTCCTCGTGTGAAATCTTAAAAAAACCTGTTTGATCGTTATTTGCCACTATTCTTCACGCTCCACGTCTTCCAGCTCGTCTTCAGTCATTTCACGAGCTTCACCATTCTCATATTTCATTTTCTTCGCCATTATTCTTCACCTTCGTCGTCTTCGAGAACAACTCTTCCAGCCAGGTCCTCAGCCAGAGGTGCTTTATTCTGATCGGTGTCGACGTCGTCGAAACTTTCTCCGATCGTCACCAGCTGATCCTTCTTCAAGTCCATTAACTCGGTTTTTGTCGCCGCGTCTTCTTCCTCCGGCTCCTCTGACTCTTCCTCGCTTTCTTCTCCTGACTCATCTTCCTCTCCAGATTCTTCAGCTTCAGCCTCAGCTTCAGCATCTTCAGAATCCTCAGAGCCACTTTCGTCATCAGCTACATCGGTCGTCTCCGTGGAAACATCGTGTGAATGTTCCTCAGAACCCAGTTCTCCGACGTGTCCGTGTCCGGCATCTTTCAGCCTTTCCTTCGCGGCTTCAGGATCGACACCACGTCTCAGGAGCTCATCTTTAGAAACTTCGAAAACTCCGTCCTCGTCTACTTCAGGTTTTAAGTGTGCTGACACGCTGACCGTTCTCCCGGCCGCGTTTTCTCCGTCACGGTGTTCGAATTTCATAGTATTTGTCGCCTCGTTTCGATTATTAATAAGAAATAATAAGTGGAAGGTTAAAGGCTTTCGCCCTTCACCTCTTTCAGAGCTTCACCTTTAGACCTGTGGATAGGCCTGAAGGTGCTTTCCGAAGGACCCTTCCGCCTTCGAAATTAGTGCTCCGAACTCATACATCGCCACGTTCTCACTCAGGCCTTCTTTGGCGAGTGGAACTGTGGAGAGTGGAGCCAGGGCTCTGAACCTGAACGATCTGGTGGAGAATATGAACACGTCTCCACGGTCTCCTCTGATCTGGAAAGAAGCTGTCTCTCCTGATCTGTCAGAGGTCAGGTCTTCAGTCACCGCCACGGTCGACTCAGTTTGCTGATCTCCATTCGAATCTGTAACTGTCGAAGTGGAAATCGTGTCGACTGTCACGGTCTCAGTGTTCCCGTTAATGTCGACCAGTTCGAACGTGTCACCTGACTCGACGAATCTGTCTCCGTCTCCGCCTGTCGCTGTCAGGTCTCCACGAACGACGATCTCATCGTTCGCCTGATCTGTGGACTGAACCAGAGTGTCATAATCGTGTCTTTTCACCTGGTGTCCGCCGACCACAGGAACTCCGTTAATCCTGATATTCTGAAGACCGAAGTTTATCTCGGTGTCGTTCGAATCGTGTCGAGCTCTTTCGTCGACCTCGTTCGACATATAGTCTTCCATAGAGTTGGAAGTGTAGACCACGAGGTTCTGTCTCATCACTGAAACTTCGTCCTCCAGGTCCGCGATCTCAGCTTTCACGTCTTCGACGACTGTTCCAGAGAACCCTGACTTATCTTCCTGGTTTCCTCTGGTCTCGAAGTATTCGACCATTCCCTCATAGACCTGTCCGTCGTAGAGTGAACCGTCGTTCTCGTCTTCGTTATTCGCTGAGTCGTCAGCGTATCCGTCGACCTGAGGTGTACCGTAGAGCATTTTCTTCGCTTTGTCGACAGCGTGTTCCTGGATTCTCTGAGCCAGGGTCGTCTCCTCGACGTTCATATAGTGCTCGGAAGCCGCCTGTGAGAAGTCACTTATCTCAGCCACGTCGACATAGATAACCATATCGACTTCGTTATTATCCAGGTTAATGTCGTTCGCCTGGGAAAGAAGCTGAAGGCTCTGTCCCTCTGTGACGTGTCCGATCGCTGGATCACGGTCGTCGATCCTGTTGTAGACCGCCTTATATCCTTCCTGTCCTTCCTGAGGAACGATTTCAAGAAGTGGAGAGGCCTCTTTCAGAATCGAAAGAATCTCAGGGTCGAATACCAGTGGTGTCGGTCCTTCGACTTCTCCCGCGTCCATCAGCTTTTCTCTTGGCTCTCCGTGAGCGTTTTTCTGAACCTGTTCCAGAGCTTTATCATAGCTTTTCCCGGTTCCACTTACTTCCGCCTGAGCTCCGAGAGAATGTCTCACCATTCCTTTGTAATTTTTAATTTGCTCTTTCTGTCTCTCACTCTTTCCTTCGTAGAGTGACTGAATTGGAGCTGTTCTCACGACGTCGCCTTTCGACACTTTCGAAAAGCCGTGGTTATTCCAGATTTTATCGAATGTTTCGTCCGCCTGTCCTCGGGTGAGCCCGAGGTCCTGTTTAAGTCCCATAGTTCTTATTCACCTTTATTGGTTCTCCGGTTTATAATTCTACTATTAAAACCGGATTTTACGAGGGATTAAGGCTTCCCGAACCCGAGCTCTTCCAGCTCGTCGTCACTGATTTCGTCACTTAGTTCTGTCTTCTCAGGTCCATCACCGTCTTCACCTTTTCCTGTGGTCATCGGACCAGTTCCTTTCGGACCTGTAGAATTATCGGAATTTGTCATCTGATCATCGTCGAGGCCTTTATCTCCATCGTCGCCTCCATCATTTTCTTCTCCAGAATCACCAGAGTTCTCTTCCTCACCGTCGTCGTCATCGCCGTCTCCGTCGGACCCGTTCTCTTCTCCGTCACCGTCTCCGTCATCATCATCGGTGGATAGTTCCTCAGCGACCTCTTCCATCGCGGCATCCATATGTCGAGAAACAGCGTTCCCGACCACATTCATAATCTCCTGGAGCTCATCATCGTCGAACTTCTCGACAGCTTTGAGCTCTTCTTTCAGAGTCTTCGCGTAGTGAGGACTTTTCTCAGCTTCTTCCATCGCTTCCTTCACCAGATCCTTCACCTGTTCAGCCTGGTTCTGTCCATCGTTTTCTTCTTCAGGGTTTGAATCTTTGTTTCCTGGCGTGTCGCCAGGGTCTTTACCGTCGTCTTCAGAGTCTTTTCCCATATTATCGTCCTTTGAAATACTGTTTTCGAGCGTGTCTTTGAGGCCGTCGATATCGACCTCTCCACCTTTCTCGTCCAGGAATCCTTTAACCGCGACAGCCGCTTCAGTCGAGTTCGAACTGATTCCGACCGGAACGCTGTCAGGCTGTGAAGGTATTCCCACAGCCGAGGCTTCGAGAAGGTCCATATCCAGGATTTTCAGTCCGACGAGCTCTCCGTCTTCGTGAATCTCATCGACCTTTGTAGGCCTGAACCCTATGGAGAAGCCGACAGGCCAGTCTCCATCAAGAAGTTTCTGAAGCTCCTTCCCATCTTCGTGTTCAGTCCTGACTCTCATAGTCGCCAAAGTAACTTTCTCGCCCTCGTTTATCTCCTGGTTATCAATATTTTCGTGTTCGCCGTCAATAAACTGGCCGATTATATTCTGGTTCAGTCCAGAACGTCCGTGATCCCCATAAACCGGGATCTTTCCAGAACGAAGCTGTTCGACCATAGCGTCACGGCCTTCCATAGCGACCTGATCACCGTCACGGTCGAAAGCATCTCCGGAGATCGGGACTTTATACACCGGATTCCCGTCTTCGTCCTCACCCTGTTTAATATCTTTAGAATTAACCTGGAACGTCTTATTTACACGAGGAGCGTCATCTTCTCCGGCTTTATCCGCGATTTTCTGAAGCTGATTTTCACTCAACTGATTAACTTTTTGAGAGTCCTGTTCTTTATCTGAACCTGGCATACCTGGTTTTTCGAAACGCTTCCTTATAATTCTACTTAATAAACCCTGGTTTCACAGGTTAACACCGATCTCCTCGTTCCAGTCATAGACTGTCGGCCGTGAAACGATTTCAGAAAGCTTCGTCACCGAACCCTTCTCTTCCGCCAAGCGTTTCCAACACTCTTCGAAGGACTCTCCCTGTTCTCCGTGCTCCAGCCATACCTCGAACTGGCGTTCCGTAATCTTCAGGTCCACGTTCAGGCTTTTAAACTCCTGACCGTGTTGAAGCCAGTCAGTCTTCCCTTTTGCCCTGAGATCATCGTCGACCACAGGAGCCTGGGAACATCTACAATTAAACGGCTGTTCCTGGCCCACGATCATAGTCGACCGAGGATAATTCGAAGGCTGTCCGTCCGCGTTAAGCTGCGGGACCACGAAGTCCTGATCCTTCGGCTGGATTTCTCCGTCCATAGCTTCGTGCCACTCCCGGACCCTGGAGTCGTTCGTCGCGATCCACTCTTTCCGGTCGATTACGTCAGTCGACTCGGCCATCGCCTGACTTCCTTCCCTGGAACTGGAAAGTGTCTCGGTCCTGGCCACGAGCTCCGCGTGATTATCAGAAATTCTCTCGAATTTATCGTCGATCTTCGAAGCTGTCTTCCTCGCTCCCCAGCCCTCTTTCTGGCCTTCGAGAAGAGTATTCTTCACCTGGTTCTTCACCGCGTCATTAATCTCTGTCGCGGACTGAAGACTTCTCTGCCGCATACGTTCCTGAGCGAAAGTATCCTCGACGTCGAAATCGATTTCGATATCCACGTCAGGATTATCGTTCAGTTCCTCCAGCTCCTTCTCCACTTTCTTCCCGTGGAACTCAGCTGACTTCTCCAGGCTGTCATTATTGAATCCGACCAGGACCTCACCGACCGAACCCTTCAGGTCGATCGCTCCCATAATCTCAGAGATCCGAGCCATTATATCTTTCTCAGTGGCGTCTTTCTCGAAGCCTTTCTCAGGCCACACATTTTCGATCTGTTCCTGGACGTCGTCACTCGCCTCCAGGAACTCTTTCCCGACATCCTTCGAAAACTGATTAATATGACCTTTCAAAGGTGGGAATTGGTTCGAACGATCGTTCCTCAGAGCGTCATCTTTCAAGTTCTCAGAAAACTTTTCAGGATTCTCAAAGGCCTGTTTATATCCTATTTTTCCGTCGTATCCGTCCCCTGACCGTCCGTCACGGCCGGGACGTTTTCCCGAATCTTCTCCAGAGTCATCGTCATCATTATTTTCCGCGGAGTTTCCGAAGAGGCCTCCGCCACCTCCGAAGCCTGAAGTCGGAACGTCATCGATTCCTTCCTTCTCAGCGATCCACTCAGGGTGATTCCTGGCGATCGATTTAAGAGCTTCCTGTGGAAGATCAGCCCATTCGCCGAGCTCTTCCTGACCCATATCTCTCCGGACCTCGTTCACAGTCTTCACGTTCGCGTCCAGCTTCTTCTTATTAGTCTCGAACTTGATTCTTTCCATCTTCGGGTGATCGATCTGGAACCTGAACTCCAGAGGCTCGTCCTCAGGGAGCTCGTCCCATTCTCTCATCTTCGGAAGAATCTGATTATTAATTTTCTGTTCTATCATATCCAGGAGCGGTTTCGTGGTCCGCCTGAAAACTGTCGCGGCCTGTTCCTGAGCTGTCGCCCTGTTAATATCAGCCAGGTCCCCGATCTCGTTCTGGTTCAGTCCGAAGATCATAGCGACGACCTTCACGAACCATTTCTGAGTGTCCAGGAACTCCATTTCCTGAGGTGTCGGATCGAAATTCAGATAATCGATCTTCCCACCTGAGCCGAGGATCGGGAGCTCGTGAGGATTCCCTCTGACTTCTTCTCTCCAGTATTCACGATAATTCTCCAGCTCGGTTTGATTCGCTCCCTCTATCGCCAGGACTCCGTCAGCATATTCGTTCTCCTCGAACCAGGTCAGATTATGGAAGTTCGACTTCAGGAGTGTCTCTGCGATTAAGGAAACTTTCTGAGTCCTTCCTGTTCCATACGGATTCCAGGACTTCGGTGACTCGCTGAACCACACGATCCGGTCTCGTGGGAAAGCTATCGGGTTATGAGCCCGGATATTGAATCGCTGTGCTCCGAACCTGTTCAGGTGATCTCCGAGCTCCCGAAGAGTCAGATCCGTGTCGGTCGAGATAATTCTCTGAGCCATATGGTTCAGGCCGAACTGGTAATAAGCCGCGTGTTTTTCCTCGTCGAAGTTTTCGTTCGGTCCTGGAGGGCTTGGAAGCCTTCCGTGGTCGTCAGTGTTCTTCGTGAAAGTTATTCCGTCCCTGACATACATCTCCGCGAGATATCCCTGTTCGTCAGGAACCAGTTCCAGGACTCCGCTGTCAGCGTCCAGGAGATCGTCAAGTATTTCTTTTAATAGGTGGTCGAAACTCTGTTTATTATCATTAAATCCGCCTTTGAAGAAGCTCTTCACGTTTTCAGAGGCATCTTCGTGGGCCTGGCCTGGATCATCGGCTGTCGGCTGGACCGTGAAGTCGGTGGTGGTAACCTGTTGTTTCACCGTGTCTTTCATAAGCTCGACAGCGTAACTCTGGCCGAGCCGCCTGATCTTTAAGAGGTCAGTTCCACGTGGAACGCCGTTCCCGGCTGTATTAAATAGAAAGGTCGAACGCTTTCCCAGCGGATTATTATTCTTCTTCGGAGAGGTCCTGGAAATCTCCCCCTTTTCTGACAGTGTAAGGAAAGGCATTATCAAAGAGTGGGAGACGTTTCCTTTTATTAATTGTTAATCAGAGGATTCTCCGGTTTACAAATCATTCGCCGCGTGCCCCAGAAGACTTTTCATTTCATCCCGGTCCACATCCTTCAATTCGTCCAGCTCTGTAAGTAATAAGTGAGCGGCCTTCGGATCACGGTTAAATTTCTCCCGATAGGACGTCACGAGCCTGGCGAAGAGATTATCTCTTTGCTGGTCACTCCATTCTGAAGGAAGTTTCCAGAGATAGAGTTTCCCTGAGTCGTCCTCCAAATCATAAATCTGTTCGACAGGATTCGAGTCGAACTCTTCCTGAAGATCAATTTCGCGGTGTTCAGATACTTTTTCAATATAATTTAACACACTTTGATCCTGGTCTTCAGCCAGTTCGCCGATAAGATCAGCGACTTCCTCAGAGTTGTCAGGCCTGAAATAATTTCTCAGGTCCGCCTTCAGTTTTTCTCCGAGCCAGAGAACGAGGTCAAGTTTCAATCCCTAATATAGAAACGTTCCTATCTTATTAATTCTTTCTTCTCTTCGCGATCAATTTTCCAGCACAGCTCCGAGAACACGTCTCCGTATCACTATATTTATTGGCAGTAAAGGCCTCTCCACAGATCACACACTCCCGTTCTTCGTCATCTTTACCAGACTCACGCCTGCGTTTCGCTTTACACGCGTCAGAACAGAACCGAGCATTTGTGTAATATTTAAACTCCTCACCACACTGTTCACAGTCTTTCTTTGTCTTTCCAGGCCTCTTCAGCCATTTCACTGTGCCACTCACGGCCTTCGTCCGACTTGTGCCATTCTTTAGCAGCCTCACGAGCCTCTTCAGGCATATCCTCATTTGTAGCTCCGTGGATCTCACGGTGTTTTGAGGCCGAGACTAATTTCAGGTTTTCTATATCGTTGTTCGATTTGTCGCCGTCGACGTGATGAATCTGTTTATCTTCAGGAATTTCTCCTTTTTCGTTTTTCCATATTTCACGATGCAGATAGCCACCATATCCGTCAGAATTTTTTCTATAATATCCGTCAGGGCCTCGGTGATATTTTTCTCCGTTATATTTGACAACTTCTTTTCCCATAATTACATAACGCAATATATCTATTTAAAGTTTAGTGAAGGCAAGTCCTGCTCCACCCTTCTCGTCGCCCATTAGGCCGTAGCGAGTAGCATCGAGTAGATGATCGTTCTCAAGGCTTCTCATCGTTCCGACGCCCGTCCTCAGCGTATTTATACGACGCCACTTCCTTCCTCCAGTTCGTCATATTCGGGTGGATAAACAGTCGAGGCTGAATATACTCCGCGTCAGCATCTTCACAGCCCTCTTCCTGAGAACACTCCCGAGCTGGTTTCTCCATAGAAAAGTTATGGCCACAGTTCCCACAGATATATTCGTTCCCGATCTTCGAAGACACCTTCGAAATCCCGTCCACAATACTGTTCGGAGCTCCCTTCGTCGAAATACCTGTGAAGTCATCGCCGCCTCTGGAAAGCGTGTCGATCTCCCCCGGCTCCGACGGATCATACCACACACGGTCGATCTGATAAGGCCTGTTATCCAGCCACTCTCCCAGCGTCTCCACGTCAGTCCTTTCACGATAGAACTCGTCGAGAAGGTGATATTCCGTTCCGGTCACACCGATCACGACAGCCGCTCTCGGCTTCGCATAGTTCGAGTCCGCTCCCACGATTATCTTATTATAGTCCTGAAAGTCAGGGAAATAACCGGGTTCCTTTTGGTGGACGGATCTGTCGAAGTTCTGATAAACCTGTCCTTCCGCGGCCACCCACTTTCCCAGGAGAAGCCGCTGTCGCATCATACCAGTATAAGTCTCTTTCAAGTCCTGAACATAGTCATCGTCCAGATAAACATTATCGTCAGTTTTCGCCCTGATAACCTTCACGCTGTCAGGCCTGTTCTCCGGATTAATGAAACGCCTATAAGCCCAGTGATTCGGTCCTCCAGGGTTCGTCGCCGCGAAGATATAACGCTTCAGTTTGTTTCCTTCCGCGTCCAGCTTCGGCCTTCTCAGCCTCCCTTTCAAGTAGTCGAAGTCAGCTTCGTTAAACTCTTCGAGCTCGTCCAGAGCGATATCTGTGAACTCTGTGGAACCGAGCTTCTTCGGATATTTGTCGCCTCGGCTTTTCGAAACACCTGAATAAACGATATACGAAGGCTCTCCCTGGGTCCGAATCTTTATCTCGTGCTCAGACTTATTATGGTATATTACATATTCTGGAGGGATAACCGGAGGCATCTCACGATCTCCCTGGAGAAGAGTGTTCAGTGTCGACTTCTTCAAGTCGGATAATTGTTTTCTGAAAAGGCCGACCTTTGAGCCTGGAGCTCGGAGAGCTTCCTGGAACGCCTTAATACATAGAGGCGTGGTTTTTCCAGCTCCCAGAGACCCGGAGATAATAGTCGTTTTATGGTCCGAGGTTACGAACTCCCTCTGGTGGCGGACCCTGGAAACGTCGAGTTTATGGACCTGGTTCTGACTCATATCTCTATCAGTCCTCGGTCACTTCCGTCTTCTTCGACGCTCAGGATAATACCAGCTCACTTTTTAATTCGCTCCGAAGCTCTTTCAGGTTTTCGGGAAGACCACTGGGATCGATCACGATAACATCCTGGATTCCCTGGAAATCCCAAAAGTTCTCCTCTTTCTCACGCTGATCCGAAGCCGTCATATCAGTCTCCACCTCATACACCAGGCCTGTCTCAGTATCCAATACGTCAGCGATACGTCCATTCGGGAAAGGGACTTCCGTGAAGACATTATCGTGTCCGGCCTCGCTTAACAGTTTGTAAATCCCGGACTTCACCAAAAAGTGGCGGAAGGCGTCGCCGTGGATACTGACGTTCTGATAGTCCCATATATCAACGTCGAGCATCTTCCGAATCTTTATCCGCCTCAGTTCCTTTTCTCTCTCGTTCACTGTTCTAGGCCTCCGTGAGCTTTATTCAAGACTGCGTTCCAACACGGGCCGTGATAATAACCGCTGTCTCCGTGTGGCTCGTGGCTTCCATTCACAGTATCTTCGTCAGATTTATCGACAGGTTTCCCGCAGTTCGGACAGAAGCTCATTTGACTCACGAGTATTCCCTCCGTTTCTGTTCAAACACTTCTTCGGCCTCAGATCGCGCCAGGTCTCTGATTTTATCCTGTTCGTGGTTCAGTATTTCCAGGACCATATCCTTTACCTGTGGTCGACCTGATTTAACATCAGGTTCGTCTCCCAAGACTCGCTGAAGACACTGATTCGGAGACTCATTCTCCCTCCGGTGCTGATCAATCAATTCGTGGGTGTCGCCACCTGTCCAAATACTTCCTCCCTGGTCCGTGTCAGGACTCCAGTCACTCATCGCGATATTCCCTCAGAGATATTCTGCATCTCCGACAGCGGATTTCATATGTGGTTTTCTCCGGTCCTTTGACTCCAGGGCCGAGTCCTTCCTGAGGCTTTATCGTCTTCTTTTTGAAAGACTTAAAGTCGTGTTCTCCAGAACATTCACTCATCATCCACGACCTCCAGCTCAACTTCGTCAGGTCTCGGAGTGAAGAAAGCGAACTCAGTCCCATCTTCCGCCCTGAACTTTATCGGAATCATACTGAGAAGCGGAGACGACTGGTTCAGAATTTCGATTAACTCGTCGTCAAAAACCAGCGGTGTCGACTTAGATCCCGGAAGCTCTTCCTCTTCGTATTCCTCAGCTTTGTCTTCCGGGTTCTCTGTTTCGAGGTCGAGGAACTCGACGTCCTCATATCCCAGGACCTCATCTTCGACCAGGCCGCATCGACGCCACTCGGCGTGAATATCTTCCATCGCTTCTTCGGTGAATACGTCGCCACTGACAGAGGCCTCGGTGATATCCACTTCTTCAGCGAAGCCTGAGACTCTGTGATCGACAGGTCCTATCCAGGTGACTTCGTCCTCGACAAAGTCCTCGCCTGTCGGGAGCTCTTCAAGTGTTTCCGCGTATCGTGTCGTTCCGTCCTTCCCTTCAAGTTTAAACACCACTCTTCTCGACCTCCAGATTATAGTCGTGATAAATGTCGATAAAGTCGATCATTAAGACCACGATCTTCACTTCCACAGAAACGACTCTGAAGAAGCCCTCAACGAGGAATCTCATCGTTCTTCCTCCAGGCGGTTATAAATAAAGTCCTCCGCCTCATCGACCTCACCCTGATTCAAAAACCTGGAGACGTCAGCCGCCTCCACAGCACCGAACCGAGCATCATTCCTCATAAAATCATAGACGCCTCCCTGAACGATACTGAACTCAGGTCCGTTCGTGTCGTATTCCCTGAGGTCCTCGAAGTATTCGTCCGGGAACTCATAGTCGGAGAAATTGAACTGGCTCACTCTGACGTCACCACCAATTCTCCCAGGACTTCAGCCTGGACCATAACATAATGGACTTCTCCACACTCCGGACACTCCACTTCGAGCTCCATATCAGTGTGTTCTTCGAAGTCTTCTTCGGTTTCTCTCCAGGCCATTATGAGCTCACCCAGCCTTTCTTTTGACATAGGAAACAGCCTATCTGAGGGTTTCCGACGTGCTCGTCCTTCACGTCATCATAATCCTTCCTCATTTTTCCGAGTCCTCCATATTCTTTCTAATCTTCTTCAGCTCTTCGCCTATCTCTATGAGGGCGAGGGCCTGAGCTTCTTCGTTATTATTCATTTCTCTGGCGGTTTTCGCCGTCTCCATCCCCATTAAAGCATCACCAGGTCGAAGTCGGTTCCCTGAGCTCGTTCTTCAGGTTTTGAATTGTTTCCGAGAATTTCGATCTCGGTGTCGTTGGCTTGTGGGTCTCGTGCCATAAGTATTATAGAAACGTTTCTATTTATATAACCTGTGGTAAACATCAGGTCAACCTGAGGTATAAAGACGATTTCGAAGACCCAAATCCTTTAAAGCATTCTCAGTAACATCTCGCGGAAGACCAGCCTGATCCGCCACCTCCGACACCGTCACCAAAGAAACATCCTCACGACGCTCCTTCAAAAACTCAAAAGCCAGTTCAACCGTATCCATCTCGTGCTGATTCGCCCGATCCACCCAAGAAGCCTCCACGTCAAAAGTCGAGGCCTTCTCCAACTGATCCATAATCTCCTGAAGCTCACGCTCACTTCCCTCGACTTCAATCTTCACAGAATCTCCTCCGGCATCACCGCTTTATCGTCCACATACTTATCCGACGAACCTTTTCCCATCATAATCCCGTGGTGACGGACCTGGTAACGTTCCAAGAACGCCTTCAGCTGAGGAGCGTTTTTCCAAGGCCGAGCTGTCCATATTATAATCGTGTGACCTTCCTTATACAAATCGTTAACAGCCTCTATGACGTCGTGGTCCGGATCACACATCCTCCCAGTATTTCTTCGAGCCCTCAGTCAGAGTTCCATCGACATCAATATTATATCTCACTCTTCATCACCTGTGGTAACATCAGGTTCACCTGAGGCCTCACTTTCCCCAGTAATAATCTGGACCGCCGGGACTCCAGAGTGCTCCACCTCGTGTTTCTCCGCCTCAGTCTCCAAAGCACCAATCTGAGAAGCGAACTCCGCCACGTCCTTATTCACCTTTCGAAGCTCTTTCAAAGCCTTAATCCTCTGATCGAAAGTCCCAGCCTCACGGGCCTCTTTAAACAATTTCTTCGCGTCCTCTTCCAAATCCTCAAAATTCTCCTCGAACTCTTTCTGGATTTCATAAGTTTCCTTCGCCGAATACGGAGCCTTAAACTCGTCAGCCACATCGTGGTTCAAATACTCAGTAATAGTTTGACGCCTCGACAAATTATCGAACTCCTCCAGAATATCTTTATGTTTCATATCCTTCCCGTAATGAAGCCGGACAGCCTTTTTAATCCTGAGAACCTTCTTCTCAGTCATACCATATTTTTTCGCCAACGCCTTCGTATCGCTGTTTTGTGTCATATATGTCCGTATTTGGACGCGTGATATATAAAAGAATATAAAAAGTGTCCGCGTGAGAGAGTATCTATCCGAGTCTATGAGAAGAAGTCGTCGACTATACCTCTAATCGTGTCTTCGGATAAAGCTAGGGAGGCGAGACGGAGGCCTTTCCTCAGGTCTCTCCGTGCTATACCTTCACGCATCTCCAGCGATTCGTCAGTCATAAGTCGTTCTCCCATTCGAGAGTTACTCCGTCCGGAAGTTTCCCGTCGATACCTTCCTTCAGGTCCTTCCTAGCCTCCCGAAGAAAATTCCTCATATTCTCTTCCTTGGCCTCGAGCTCTTCGGTGAACTCTTTAACTTCCTTCAGCTCTTCCTCGCTCAGTCTTTCCTCCGCTTCCTCGACATTAAAGGCCTGTTTCACGAGATTCCTGAACCATTCCTGACTCTCTGAAATATTCTCCATATACATAGAAACGTTTCTATTTCTTATATATTTTTGGAAAAGAGGGTGAGGTGTGGAGAGGGAGAAAAACCTTTTTAGATAACCTGAATCTTTCCAGGCTGAGGCTCAAACACCGTTCCGTCACGCTTCAAAGTATTCAGAGCGTTTTCGATAGCGTCCTCATCATAATCCAGATTCTCCCGTAACTCATCGATATCCCTGACTTCGTCCCCGATCTCTTCCTGGACGTCACGAAGAATATTATCGTGACCATTCTCCGGCTCCTCTTCACCGATCTCGTTCTGACCCTTCACCATTTCCACGAGTCTTTCCTGTTTCCTTTCTCTTCTCCTGGCCAGTTCCAGATCCGCCTCCACACTCTCATATTCCGATAAATACTTCCTATGGTTCGACAGGCTGGTGTCTCCGTCATCGTCCCTGGTCCTATGGAATAAATAGTGGCATACGTCACACACCGGCCACAGAGTAATCCCTCCGCGGAACTGTCTTCGATACATATAGAAATAATTCCAGCCACTCATCTCGTCCTTCTTCCCATCTTCAGGATTTCCATTCGGGTGATCGATATGGAGCTCGTTCGCCTCCGACTTCTTCACCCCACAGTTATGACAGAAAGGTTCGAAACGCTCCGGAAGTTTCCTCGCCAGAGGCTCCAGCTCCCTCAAAATATCTCTGATAAGGCTGTTCCGCTGTTTATGATACTGTTCGATCGGCATAATTTAAGACCTCGCGGAGATTATACTGAGCCGAGAAATGGCCGTGGCCTTCGCCCGACCGCGTGGGAATATAATGTCGTGACTGGCTCCGTGCTTTCCAGTTGGGCCTGGAAGAGAAAAATGTTTCACGGAGAGCCACTTCTCGGCGTTTCAGCATCTTCGACGAGGTTTTCAAGAGCTCCACGATTCTCCGAAATATACCGGATCACCGCCACCATATGTTTACAGATTCCGCCCGTATCCTTATCGAACAGAGTCTTCGACTTCCTTCCGTGATGACAGTCACAGTTCACAGCGTTCCACTTCCTTCCGACGTCCACCTGATACTCTTTCTCAGGATCACTCTGGCTCCGGACCTTGAAGTGAATCTTCTCCTTGGAAGAAAAATCGAAACGGACCTCTCCCTTCTCCGCGATCTTCCGCCCGTCCTCGAAAACGTTAAGTCTCATACTGTTCCAGGCCTGACTGATCTCCACGTTCACGTTCGAAGATTTTCTCCACCATTTCCAGAGCTTCCTCTTTCTCTTCCTCAGTGGCTCCCTCGAAGTCGTCAGGGACCTTTTTATCCAGGAACTCTTTCGCGGACTCCGGAACGATCGCTTTCCCATAGGTATAACCTCGGTCCTCATAGAACACTTCGACGATCAGGCCTTCGTATTCCTCCCAGTTATCCTCCAGCTCCTCTTTCCAGTTATCCTGATAGAAGTCCACCTTCGTTCCATCGTGGAGCTCCACACGGATATATTCGCTTCCTTCACCAGGTTTTTGACGACTCCGGTGGCTTTCCTGAGGTCTCCCATCTATCTCTTCACCTTCACAGGCCTGTCGACCTCACGAGCCAGGTCCTTCGGGTCCTCATTATTCGCTCTCGCCCACTCCGTGAACTCTTCCCAGTTATCCGCCCGGTCATCTATCACCTTCGGGTCGGTCGGAGGATAAAGCCCGTCATCGTTCTGGATACTGGCCGCCATACGGACCAGGGTTCGAGGATTATCCAATTTCGCCAGGTCCTTCGCTTCCAGGTCTTCGGTTTCTCCCTCGACTATCTTCTCCAAGACCTCCGGACTCTGCTCGTTCCACCTCTTCAATATCAAATATTTGAAAGAGTTCCGACAGGTCTCATCACGAGAGAAAAGGTCAAGACATACGTCTACAGCCTTTTCCAGGTCAGCCATTTCTTCACCACCTATGGAAGAAACTGGCTTTCACTTCGTAATCCAGGTATCCAATCCCGTCCAGGCCGAAATAAACGACGTCGAATCGGGTGACGAAGTAACTCAGGACGGCTCCTGTTATAATTCCAGCGATAAACAGTCCGGCGCGTTTAAGCCGGAGCTTTGTTTCATCTCTAATTTTGTCTCCACCTGGCTTTCAGTTCTTCTTCGTGCTGGGTTTTCACGATTTGAGCTCCTGTCCAGAGAAGGATAAAGAAGCTGTCCAGGGCCAGCGCCGCCGTGGTATCCACGAGGCTGAACCTGTTATGGAGCTGTGATTAAAGCCACTATTCTTCACCTTCGTCGTCTTCCTCTCCGAAAATAGTTTCTTCCTCATCGTCACTTTCTTCGTCTTCGGACTCTTCCTGATCCTGGCCGTCCTCTTTCATAGATTTGAGAACGGACTGAGTGTTCTCCAGGAGAGTCTCCAGGTTCTCGACTTTCTCTTCAAGCTCCTCGACACGTTCATCGTCACCAGCCTCAACACCTTCCTGTTCTATCGTGCCGACACGACTGGACAGCTTCTCCAGCTTATCCTTCAATTCGTCAGGAACATCCTCGACAGGCATATTCCCTTTCTCGACTCTTTCAGGCCACTCACCGCGGATGAGCGATATCTTCAATCATACGATAACGCCTGAGAAGATCTTCCGCTCCGTCAGGTTCACTTCCCTGAAACATATTTCCGACAGTCTTCGCCGCACTCTGACGGCTGACAGCTCTGTCGTCCTTCGTTCCCTGAGTTCCGGAACCGCCTGACGACTTCGACTCTACTTCAATACTGTCAGCATCGTCAACGAGCCACCTTTCTTCACTTCCATCGTTCATTTCCAGGTCGAACTCCAGAGTTACTTCGTCACCTTCACCGAGATCAGGCCTGTCGCCATTCCCGTTATACCAGTTATCGTCGTCGAGAAGGATTCCGAACTCTCCGTCGTTCCTGGAGCCGACAGCTTCCACTGTCCCTGATTTTTTACTCATCGGATTCTTCACCCTCTGAGTCTTCGTCCTCTTCTTCCTCGACGAGCTCCTCATATCCAGTGTTCTCATATACTATTTCCTGGACTGTGTTCGGAGGATATCGATAAACCAGGTCTTCGCCTTCTTCGTCGTCAATTATGACGAATAAGCCTCCGCCGCCTGTAATAATAAGTTCGTCGACGTCGTCGTCTTCAGGAGTGAACTCGAAAGTCTCGTCTCCCTTTTGGACTGTGATAACCTGAGGATTTTTGTCGTCCGGAAGAGCTTCGTTCAGCTTTTCCTGTTTATTCATA